GGTCAATGGTACGCACCTGATTCTTACTTTAATCCTATTCAGGACTTGAATAATAATTGGATTATTTCAGTTGAGGAAATGGAGCAGTGCGTAAACCCTGATTATCTTTGGGTAAAAGACCTTGACTTAATACCATACGAACCAAAACCAACACCCCCACCTTTTGAAGCATGATACCAATTGATAAATTTTTAGAAGCTATTAAAAAACACGGTTCAATCGGTGTTTTAGCGTTTTGGCTAACGTATACGCATTTCGAAGTACAAGAACTTAAGGAGCGTTTATATAATTGCTTAGAACGAAGGGAATTTTTAGATCGTAACGAAAGAAAAAACGCACCTGAAAAACGCGATACGTTAGCAATATTAACCGATAATAAAAAACGTAGATTATTATGAGTAATGTAAAAAATTACACCGATAAACAATTACTTGATCGAGTAATGAGTTTAAAATCCTTTACTTTTATTCCTGCAGGAATGTGGCTTTTATTCGTACGATCAAATGAAGATCAAAACGATGTTTTTGACGATAAATGCTATATTTTTAAATTCAATCAATTTCAATTTGTAACAAGTTGCACGACAAATAAAGGAAATAAAGGAACGGCCGTTATGGTTGCGGACCAATGGAATTACGACGCGTATTGTTACGGATTGCATAAGGGTAAAATGGAAGCGTTACGGCAAGTTAAACGTATTCCATACCAGCGCGATTTTACAGCGGATGGAAAAACGAACCCGACAACGGAAATAAAAACCGATATTATTAACATGAATATTCACGGCGCAACTTATAACCGTGGATCGCAGCAAGTCGCAACGCAAATTGGTGGATGGTCCGAGGGTTGTTTAGTTTTAAATAATAATCCGGATTACGAAAAAATGATTAAAATGGCGAAAGATTACAGCGCCGTTTCAATATGTTTAATTAATGAATTTTAAATAAAATGGCAAAGAAAAAAACGGTAAAAATTGACACTAAAAACGTTGATCTGAATTTGGAAAAGGACGGAACCAATATCAAAATTGATTTAGATACTAAAAACGTCGATATACATTTATTAAAAGACGATTTAAACAAAGAGTTTAAATACGATAGTAAAAATATTGACATTGATATTAAAAAAACAGATTCAGGAATCGATGTAAAAGTTGAAACCAGCGGGGCGTTATGGAAAATTATCGCAAAAAGAATAGTAAAATTTGTTTTAAATAAATTTAAACGCTAAATTTGAGGGCTTTGATATACTTTGTTTTTTAATTATACGGAAAATCCACTTAGAAATAGGTGGATTTTTTGTTTTACAGCATTTTTTTTTATTTAAAAATCCTAATGTTTACAAGTGTTTCAGAAAAAACTTTAAAATAATTCGAAAATAATTAGAATTAAATTAGGTTTATATTATTTATTTATATTAAATTTGTTGAAACAAAAACGAAAAGGATATGAAAAAGCAAATCGAATTATTACAGGAAAACATTAAAAGATTGGAATATACTATTTCAATGGCGTACACATTCCAAAAAGGGTACGTTGAAAATTGCAAAAGTGCAATTGAAAGCTATAAACAACAAATTGAAATTTTAAAAACAAAATAAAATGAAAAACGCAGTAAATACTTTTATACCTTTAAAACCGAATTTAATGTATATTATTCGGAAATGGAGATCCAAAAACACGAAATACGAAAAAAGTGGATCTTTTAACGTTGAACTTTATTTGGATTATTTAGCAGTAATAAACGATTACCCTATAAAATGAATTGGAAAAATAGAAATCAAAGAAATAAAGAGGTTAATATATCTTTGGAATACACTCACAAAGCGGATTTAAAGCGCATTTTAGACGTTTTAAGCGATTTAATTACTTTAGGCAATGAAATATATTCGGACACGTTAAAAAGTGTTGAAAACGAGGAAATAGTTAATCGATTTAATTTCGTTCAATATTATTCGGATTCAATTCACGAAAGTAAAGAATCTGAAATTAACGGAGAATTAAAATTTGTAATAAAAGCGAAGTTATGAAAGCAAAAGACAAGGCGGAACAGTTAATTTATTATTCAATTAAATTACATGGCGTAAAAACTGCAAAAGATGAGGTTTTAAAAGTAGTGGATCAGGTTCGAATTTTGGCGCCATTGGATTTACGAAAGTATTGGAATGAAGTTGAAGCGATAATAAAAAAAAGTAATATATGAAAATCAAAAACCCCACTCGATTAGTTTTGGCTTGGAAAGCGATTTATTATTCAACAAAATTTTCGTGAAATATTTACTTTATTTTTCCTATTTTATTGTAATTAGTTCGATTTTATCTGTAATTTATTTAATATTTGCAATATGTTCGATAAAATAATTTTTTACAGTTGGTTAATTACAGCCATTATTTCAGCGGTTACGATTTGTTATGTCATTACTAATTGAATTGCACCAAACAAACCAGCCGTTTGCGGTAATTATTTCCCACGAAATAACGGGAACCAATTACAGCGTTATTTATCACGATAGATTGATTAGATCAAAAGACATGGTCGGAGCTGAAATTAATTATTTTTTGAATATTCGCAAAGAAATGAAATTATTTAGCGTTCAGGAAATAGGGACCGTTTGGGAGTTTAATAATTTTAAGTTGAAAATGTCGCATAGTTTGAAATATAATTATTTAATAAGAAATCAAATAATAAAAAACTCATGAAAAAAAGAATGAAAGTAAGAAGGAATTTAACTCGTTACCATTTCAGTAGTTTAACGGTTCGAAATAACCGAATTTGGCAAAACTACAAAAGAAAAATATTCAGAAATTGTATTAATAATGAATTTGATTAAAAAATAATTTGTATATTTGTAAACGGTTCGTGCAGGAACTTATAGAAATTTGAGTTAAAACTCTTTAGTTAGTAGGCTGCACCCGAACGCTAAAGGGTTTTTTTTATGCTTAAAAATTATTATTATGGCAAAAATTATTTTAATGGATGGCGTTATAAACGTCAAAGAAACTTATCGGCAAATTAGAGGGTTAATTTTACTTGAAAAAATTTGGTTAGAATTAACAGCTGAAAATTCAGAATTAAAAACAATGGAACGGGCAACCGGTGTTAAACAGGATTACCGCGTTTTAATTCAGGTTAAAAACATTCAATGCGTTAAACCATGAGAAAAGCATTTAACTTTTATCGTAGCTATTGGGAAATTGCAAACGAATTAAATGACAAAGATCGTTTAGCGTTTTACGATGCTTTATTAATGCGTCAATTTACAGGGGTCGAGGTTGAATTAACTGGGCTTGTTAAGTTCGCCTACGTTTCTCAAAAACATTCGATTGATGCACAAATTAAAGGATACGAAGACAAAACAAAACAGAAAATAAATACACCTATTGAAGACCCTACGGAAGGGGGTTCGGTAGGGGGTATTTTAGCCCCTCCGGTACAAGAGAAAGAGAAAGAGAAAGAGAAAGAGAAAGAGCAAATAGATTACCAAGCGTTGCTTGAATTTATTAATTTGTGTTTTGGTAGAAATTTTCAAGTAATGAATGATAAAATTAAATCAAAATACAAATCACTATTAAAACAAGGCTACGAAAAAAAGCAAATTACAAACGCTATAATTAACTGCAAAGAAAATACGCACCATAAAGAAAATAATTATCAATATTGCACCCCTGAATTTTTCAGTAGAACCGATATAATTGATAAATATGGATTTGACACTACAAAACAAGGTTTGGTTTACGTAAATCCTATAATACACGAATAAAATGTATAAAAGACTAAGCGAATTACAACCTGAATTAAACAATATTCGCAATATAAAAAATGTACGTGGAAAATCCATAGGATGGGACTTTGAACAATTACCTTACACCGTAAAAGAAGGTTGCACAACTTACATAGGAGCAGCGCCAGCGAGTGGAAAAACTGAAATTTGGTTCGAATTCTTAATTAATTTAAGTTGTTTACACGGTTGGAAACATGTAATTTTTTCACCTGAAACAGGAAGCGCAGCCGAAGTTTATTCAGAACTTTGTCATAAATATATCGGGAAACCGTACACAATAGGAGAATTTTCGATGAGTCAAGGCGAACAAATAACGGCTGAAATGTTTGTTAACGATCACTTTATTGTCGTGGATCCAATAGACGAAGATTTAACACTTGAAAATTTTTACAAATTAGTCGATGAGATTGAAAAAACGCACGAAATAACAATTAACACGACTACGGTTGATCCGTGGAATGAGTTAACCGAGGAATATATACAAGCGGATTTAGGACGCGAAGACAAATATTTGAGTAGAATATTAGGAATGGCTCGAAAAAACGCACGTAAAAGCAAAAGACACAATTGTATTATTAACCATGTTCGAGATCAGGCACCAATAACACAAAATGAACAAACATTTTATCCGATGCCAACGGCTCGCGACTTTGCAGGAGGGCAGGTTTGGTTTCGTAAAGGATTGACTGTTTTAATAATGTGGCGACCTCCTGCGGGTTTAATCGATCGAGATGGAAATATCTACGCAGAAAACGAAGTACATTTAAAAGTTGCTAAAAGTAAACCAAAGGGCGTATCAAAAAATGGAACTTATAAATTATATTTGGACGTTGAAAAATATCAATATTACATGAAAGATATTTACGGGAATAAAATTTATGGGCAAAGAAATAAAGAGGTGAAAATTTCTAACCAATTTCCAACTAAAATAAAGTTCGAAAATATACCTGAATTAATGTCAACGAGTGAAAAAATAAGAATAGCAAACGAGAATAAATTACCATTTTGAAATGAAAACAGTAAACTCACTTAGCGGTGGAAAAACGTCAAGCTATATTGCGGTAAATTATCCTGCGGATTACAATGTTTTTGCATTGGTTCGAACAGACGATCAAAAATGTTTATTTCCAGATCCAAAAATACGGCAAATTGTTTCGGATAAAATAGGTACTGAATTTATTGGAACGCTCGAGGACGATTTAATAATTTACACAATGCTCGATTTAGAACAGTTTATCGGAAAAAAAATTGATTGGATTACAGGCGAATCTTTTGATAAAATAATAAAAAAAGCCGGTGGTTATTTGCCAAATATAATGACGCGTTATTGCACTTCAAAAATGAAAGTCGAACCGATTGCGCAGTGGTGTTTTGAAAATATGGAATTGCCTGTAAAAATGCGAATTGGATTTAGGGCAAACGAAATTTCACGGGCAAATAGAATGATTGAAAAACAAGTTAACGGATTAGAAAATTTTAAATTTAAGGTCGGACAAAAAAACAACCGAAATAAATGGGCCGAATTACCGTATCGATCTGTTGAATTTCCATTGATAAAAGATATTATTTTCAAAGATACTGTCGAGGAATTTTGGAAAAATAAACCGGTTCGATTTGCTTACATGAATAATTGTATCGGTTGCTTTCATCGTAACGAATTGCTTTTAAAATTAATGAGTGAAAAATATAACGAAAAATTTGATTGGTTTATTTCAAAAGAAAATGAAAATAATTGCACTTTTAAAAAAGGAATTACGTATCAAAAAATAAAAAATCATAAATTACAATTAGATTTATTCGATGCCGATTTTGGCGATTGCGATAGTGGATATTGTGGACTTTAAAAAATAAAAATTATGTTAGAAATGTTAAAAAGAAAAGCGGGTTTAAATGTACTTTATTACAGATTAAAAAACTCGATTGAAGAGATTGAAGCAAAACACCCTGAAAGAAATGATTTATTGGATCCTATGCGCGAAAGTTTAAATGAGGTTGCGGAATCAATTCAGTACTTTACACACTGCGAGAATGTAACACGCGCCACGAATAGCAGAAACCACGATTTAGAGTTGGAAAATTTAAAGTTGAAACAGGAAAATAAAAGTTTGAATATTCATATCGGTAATTTATTAAATGGATTATGAAAATACTTAATTTATACGCTTGTTTAGGCGGTAACAGATACAAATGGAACGAAGTAAACGGAGATATTGAAGTTACAGCGGTTGAATTAGACCCCGAAGCGGCACGTTTATACAAAGAACGTTTTCCAAATGATACAGTAATAATAGCTGATGCGCACCAATATCTTTTGGACCATTACAAAGAGTTTGATTTTATTTGGAGTTCGCCACCGTGTCCAAGTCATTCAAGAGTAAAGTTTAGCCAAAAAAATAGAGAAAATACAAAGCCGTATTATTCAGATATGAAACTTTATGAAGAAATACTTTTTTTAGATAATTTTTTTGACGGTAAATATTGTGTTGAAAATGTAATTCCTTATTACGAACCATTAATTACAGCACAAAAAAGAGGTCGTCATTTATATTGGACAAACTTTAATTTACCTTCTATATTAAGCGAAAGGGATAAAATAAGTGGTTTAATAGCAAAAGATGATTATGAAGCTATTAGAAAATTATGTGAGTTTCACGATTATGATTTTTTTAAATATAAAGGTGAACAAAGAAGGTCAAAAATGGCGCGTAACTTAGTAGATTATGAAGCGGGAAAAACAATACTTGAAACAGCTTTAAATATATTTAGAAAATCGGACATTAAACAAACTTCAATATTTGATGAACTATGAAAACACGAAAATGTAAGTATTGTAAAAACAGTTTCGAACCGATTGCATTTTTACAAAAAAATTGTTTTGATCCTGGTTGTGTAATGGATTGGATTCAGGAAACAAAAGAAAAAAATTGGAAACGAAAAAAAGCAAAGTTAAAAGCGGATTTAATGACGGTCCAGGATTATATAAAATTAGCGCAGCAGGTTTTTAATAAATTTATTCGACTTCGCGACGCGGGGCAAAATTGTATTTCATGCAATAAACCAGCATTAAAGGAAAACGCGGGACATTTTTACAACGCGAATAACCATTGGAACGTTCGTTTT